GAAATCTTTAGGCTATTCAAAGGTAGATTTGTATACCGGTAGCTCATTTTATAATACGTACTTAAAACCAGGTCAATTAGCAGTAGATAAACCTTGGCTTGCCAGGTACCCACTTTATCCGGAAACCGGACAGCCGACACCAGTCTGGTACAATGGACAAAAAGGGGCTTGGCAATGGTCCAGCACATACAAGTTTGCTGGGATTCCCGGCTACTTTGACGTGAGCCAGGACTATGCCGGTAAGTACACAAACGTTGCTAAAGTCGACAACGCAACCAGCACAGGCGTGGTCAAAAAAATAGGATCCTTAAGCCTGGTCGATTACCTAAAATCCAAGGGCAAGAGTGCAACATTCAGTGCTCGTGCTAAGTTGGCGGCACAGTACGGCATTACGAATTACAGTGGCACGGCAGCGCAAAACTTGGCACTTCTCAGCAAATTAAAATCCGGTGTCAAGCCGGCAAAAGTGAACACCACAAGCAGTAAGCTGACAACATCCAGTTCGGCGGCCAAGTCAGCCAGCACAACGGTTAAAACATACACGGTTAAACGCGGAGATACGCTGTCGGGCATTGCGGCAAAATACGGCACAAGCGTCGCAACCCTGCAAAAATTAAACGGCATCAGCAACCCGAATAAAATTTATGCGGGGCAAAAGCTAAAAATCTCCGGCATCGCCACTGCAAAGCAGTATTACACAGTTAGGGCTGGAGATACACTGTCCGGCATTGCGGCAAAATATGGGACGTCCGTCAGCCGGCTAGCAAGCCTAAACGGTATCAAAAACCCTAACCTTATTAGAGTAGGACAGAAATTGCGAGTAAAATAAAGATGTAGACAAAAATAATAAAGATATACCATGAATAGCAAAAAAGCCCTCGCATTTGCGGGGGTCTCTTATTTTTTTTAAATATATAAATATTCACCCAGCAGAACGATTGATCTCCTCAATCCGTAAACAATCTTCAATTGCAAATAACATATTTTCCATCTGTCGTTTAACATCCCTCGAATTGGCTTTCCCGTGCAAAGAAAGCTCATAAGGTTTTTCTGAACGATCTTCAGCTAACAATTCTTCAACGGTAACCCCAATTACTTTTGCGACTTGAGCCATTCTGTTTGGAAGAAATTGCCGTTTTCCTGTTAAAATATGTTCCATTAAAGATTTACTGATCCCTACTTCCTCAGCAAGATCTTGAATGGATTTTCCTTCCATTTCAAGCCAATCTCTCACTTTTTTGATTGCTGATTCATTAGCTTTATTCATGAATTTCACTTCCCTAATTATTTATGATTTAGTGCTCTAATTTTTTAGATAAAGCATCTTCCAGCTCTTCAATTTTCTTTTTAATTTCTTTTGCAGTATCTGGTCCTTTATTCTCAAACCGTTCGGCAAATTCACGGTATACAGACATCATTTTTACTTTATCTCTTATTTTTTCAAATTCCATGTTTTTTACTAGGTTACGCATTGCGTAAGGATGTTCACGCTGGTATTTCATCACGGAAAAATTTCTTTCGTTATCATCAATTATGTTTCTATTTGGACCGTACAAAGCAGCTTCTATTTCTATTGCTGTTGTTTCATACTTAACTAATTCTAGGTTCTCTAATAGCACTGTGAATTCTACCCACACCATTGTCATCCCGTCTACTAACTCAGTGTATTCCATAACAGCCTTGGCATTATGGAATTTTTTAAGATAAGCAGCAACATTTTTATATTTCATATTTAGTCCTCCTTATACAAAAATATAGTAGGTAAAGACCTGATCTATTTTATCTATAAAAATCCTCCTCATAATCGAGGAGGAAAATACTTATCTCAAATTGATGTTTTCTGCTTCTGTACCAAAGGTTCCTGTCTGAACTTGAAGTTTTAAACCAGAAGAATTAGCAACATCTTCTGATACATCAAAAACAACTTTTCCACTCATTTCAGATCCTGGGTTTAAATCTTGTAAGAAAAAGCTGTTATCAATAGAACCGTCTTCTTTTTGGTTTGCTGACATACTTGCATCAGCATCAGCTTTATATGTTTTGGATCCAAGTTTCAGGTTGAAAAAGCTCGAGTCGACCGTTACAGATTCATCTCCATTATTTTTTATATCTAAATCTATGACTAAGAATGTACCATTTGCTGTTTCCTGTAATGCTGATGGACCAACTTTTTTAGAAGCTGAGGTTTTTGTAACCTTATATTGCATATCACCAACTTTAACGGTGTCACCAATCTTATATTCTTTCTTCTCAGCTTTAGGTGAGGAAACAGAACTCTTATTATCGCCAGAATCTTTTGCAGCAGAATCGTCATTTCCTCCATTTGAGGCTATTGCTCCAGCAACAATAAATACAGCAATAACCCAGAACCACCATTTCTTATAAATCGGTTTTTTAGTTTTTACTTCTTTACTCATTCTAATTCCTCCTATATATAGTAATTTATGGTATTATAATGGCATAAATGCCTTACTTGAACCGTTTTCATTTTATATTATATACTATTTATTTTGAATTCCAAGTCTTTACAGCTTCTTTCATTTCCAGAATAGCTTTCTTCTCAGTGTCGTGCCAACTTATTCCATTCTCCCCATCTTCAATTCCATAGCTCGGTACCTTTTCCTTGTAAGGAATTTCTGATCCCCAAGCAAAAAAGTATTTTCCATTTTCAGCTTTTCCAACGGTGTAAGCCTCCTCATTATTTGGAAAGTTGTCTCTCATTTCGATAATTTTTTCAACTTTTACTTTCAATTCCTCTTCTTTTTCTTCCACATATTCTTCCATTAATTTTCGAATAACTTCACTTCCATTAACCATAAGTACATCAGTGATTCTGTTAAACCTTTCAGCTAGATCTACGTCAATTCGAAACGTCCGAGTTGTTTTCATTTTTCCTTTCCCCTTTCATTATGAACTTAATTATAGCACTGATGTATTTACGTGTAAATATGTTTTTAAAATTTTTTCAAGTGGTTTTTAAAAAAAATAAGTGGCACGTGGCCGCTTAATATTGAGGGAGTCTGTCTACTCTGTCTATGATCAGATCAGGATATTCTGACAGCACCTCAAAAATAGCTCTGCCTTTCGTCCTCGCTGAAACAGACAGGCGTATTTGTTCTCCATTTGTTATTGCATGTACTTCCCATTTTTTCATTTTTAGATTCCTCCTAATATTTTTTTAAAATCCTTTATGATACCTGTAAATTTCTTTTGCTAACCTTTTAAGTTGAGTTAGCTGACCTTTACTTAACTCCTTCGTTTTTTGAAATCCTTCGATGTACTTATAACCCTTTCTTCAATCTCTTTTGTATTTGTTTATATCTATACCTCTCATCCTTTCAATTAATTCTGCTTCACTTTCAAACATCTTGTTCCATTTAACGTTTCCAAGAATAATATCCATTTCATTTACTGCTTTCATATGTGCCATCTCCTAAAAATTAATTGATAAAATTCATTTCTATTTCTCTTTATAATTTAATTATATCATAAATGTATTTACATGTAAATACATTTTTTAAAATTTTTTTATGATTTTTATTCACCTCACTTAATAGTTTCAAGCATGAAAAGTAATAATTTGCTTTCCATATCCAATCCACGACAATGTGACTTTAATTAGTTACCTAGATTTCATGCTTTTACATTTTCATCAAGTCTATTTCAATGAGCGTTTGTTTGTTTAATTCTTTAACTGGCACTCTTCTTATTGTAAAATATAGATAATCAGCCTTTACCACGCCAAATGAGCCTTGATTTTATTTTCTTCATACAAGTTTATAACAAAAACATGTCTGCTTCAGATAAGCTTCTGATATGCGTTTCAAGCATTCATTTTTCCTTCAACAGTTCCAGATTTTCATAAATGTTTCCAACCACTTCGGCAAATCCATCAGTTATAACTTCGTACAGCAAATGGTAGCTACCGAAAATGTGATCGTTCACGCAATCAGGGATGCATTCTACTACGAAACAACCATTTACCATTTTCACTTCATATTTTGTAAACATGTAACCGCCGATTCCGTATTCAGGTCCAGGTGCACTTCCGTCGACGATTATGTCACCTTCATAAATTTCGCGACCGTTCTTATCTTTTAAGCCTGTGTATTGCATTATCCCTTCCTGACTAAGCAAGTGGCAGAGTGGCGCATATTCTTCAAAAGCCAACGTATCTCCGCTGATCATTTGATTTTCTTCCCTATTCCAAAAACGAAACTTTATCTCTCTCATTTAGATTCCTCCAATAGTTCCAGATTTTCGTATATGTTTCCGATTATTTCGCAAGTTGCTGAAATACTGCCTAAAGGAATAGACATAGGCCGTTTCATACCACTCACAAAAAATCCACTTCTAATATATTTAACTGTGCCAATATCAGAGACATAGCGCCATTCTACTTTAACAAGATCCCCTTCATAAATCTCTCTGTATTTCTTATCTATGAGCCCTGTATATTGTCCAACTGATTCCGGAATAACTTCCTCTTCGTAATAAAGCCCTTCATAGTCCTCATAAATTATTCTATGACTATCATGTGTTAAAACATAATATCCGAATATCCATTCATTATCTTCAACTCTTTTTCCTCGAAACTTAATTTCTTTCATTTTTTATTCATCCTTTCACAATTTAATTACAATCCAATTTTATTTGCAGCATATGCTGCTTGTTCTGAAGTAAATCCATCAAATTCAAGTTGTTCAATCAATCCACTCCTTGAGAACGAAGTATAATCCATATAAGCTTTAGCCTTTCTTAATGCTTGTTCATTCCAATCAACTTCAATATGATCAACTGCATATGTTGCATCTTCGTCACTAAATTTATCAAACTTTAATTGATCAATAAGACCTTTTCGAGAAAATGCTGCGTAGTTAATATAAGCTTTTGCTTTTGCAATTGCATTTTCTTTAGACAAAGTTAATTTTGGTTTAGAAGCTTGTTCTTTAGCATCAAGTTCAGCTGATTTATTATCAGTATATTTTTTACCTTCATCTAAAGTTTTGAAAGGTTTTACTTCTGTAACATTTTCCCCATCATAACTTACAAAAATATATCCATCTTTCGTTTTGTAAAATCGTCCTTTAAGTCGAAGATCATTAGGAATAAAATCAGGTTTGATATTTACATCTTTTGATAACGCATCTTGAAAGTCTTCTACAGTCATTCCAACTTTAATTTTGGACATAGTTTCAGAAGTTGTTGAAAGCTGTTTTTCGGCTGGTTTTTTAACTTCTTTAACTTCTTTTTTGACTTCTTTGGATTCTTTTTTCTCAGTCTTATGTTGTTGCTCTTGGCTTACAGCAGGTTTATCAGAAGAAGCCTGAGTTGCTTCTTCTTTTTCATCTTGATAAACAACAGCTGCCATAATAGACAAAACAAGAAGTCCAATAGCAGTTTTCAGATTTTTCTTCCCTTTTCCATCTTTTTTATATGATGAAATAATAGACTTCACAAGATAGGCAATTCCACCTACAAACCAAACAATCCCCAAAAATACAGTCATCATAATTAACCTCCTATATGATAAATGATTTAATGATATATCCATCATTGTCATTATTTACTTTTAATGAGTTATCAACCAACAAAATAATGTCACCAAACCACAAAATGAATAAAATCCATAGAACCATATACGATCACTAACATGACCATCAATTCCAAAGTATTCATTTACTTCCCAATAAATCGTAGATAGGACTTCTAATGACATTAAAATTAAGATACCAATCTTTTGACGAAGTGACAAATTTTTTTGGCTAGGTAGTTGATAAATTTTCCCCATTTTGGTATATTCTCCTTAGGAAATAATTTTTAGTCTGGTTACGTTTGGGTCTTGAAGAGACTCAAACGTAACCTTTTTGTTTCAAAGAAACATGTTTTCCTTGACCGATTATAATATGATCGAGTAATTCAATCCCAATCATTTTTCCAGCTTCTGAAAGTCTTTTAGTTACTTCAATATCTTCTTTGCTAGGAGAAGGATCCCCAGAAGGATGATTATGGCAGACAATAACTGAGGCTGAGTTTAATCGAAGTCCTTCTTTAAAAACTTCTCTTGGATGAGCAATGCTAGCATTCAAAGATCCTTTGAAAATCATCTTTCTTGAAATGATAACATTTTTTGTATTTAAATAGATCGCTTCAAAATGTTCTTGATTTTTCAAAGATAAATCTTCGAAATATTTGGCTGCATCTTCTGGGCTTCTTACAATATAATTATTTTCCTTCTTAAACTTTCTTATATAGTTTGCTAACCCAAATGAAGAAACAATTCTTCTAGCTGAAACTTCACCGATCCCTTCAAATTTTTTAAGCTCATCAATACTCATATCTACTAGTCTGCTAATTCCAAGACTTGCTAATTTACCAGTTGTTTCTGGGTTTGCTTTAGGACCAATTAGTATCGCCAATATGTTTTGTAATGAAGTTCCATCTGGACCATAAAAATTTAACTCTTCTTTTGCTACCTGAAAATGACTATTTTCCACTTAAAATACCTCCTAGAAAATCTCAGAATCATCAAAATCTTCAAAATTCTTTTATTAGACTATTCTTCAATAGTTTTATTTTCTATTCAATCTTCATCTTACAAATGATGAAAAAGTGATTAACTTTGGCTTTAGGTTATATTTTTTTGCAATTTCCTTTGATTTCTTATTGAACAAATTTATATAAGGATCAATTTCTTCTTTTGCTTGCTTTCTACTGATTTTACCAGTGTTATATAAGGTCCTTGCTTTTTGGGCTCTCAGAAGGAGCATATGGGCTTCATGAGTCACTTTAAATTCCTCCGTTTCTTTTTTCTTAGTAGTTTTATTTATTTATATCTTTCTATAATTATTATATCAAATATCTTTTTGGTTGTACACAATTATTTTCAATTTTCAGATATTTTTTTAGATTTTTTTATTATTGATGACATAGTCTAATAAAATGCTAATAAACAATATAGAAAAAGAAGTGGCTTAAAATTAGACCACTTCTACTTTTTCAAGCTTTCCTTTTCTTGTAGCATAAGTTCCAGGTGTCAATCGACTTCTAACTGTAGACAAATCTTTTGTATTGACTTCTACTGTTGTTTTAGTTGTTTTTAGTCTCAACTTTGCTTCTTTGCCAAGAGTAATCATATCAACAACTTCTTGACTCTTTTTATAACCATATTTTAAGACTTTTCTCTTACCAGAGAAAGCTTCGATATCGACTTTAGCAATTCGATTATTCCTATAAGCAATAATCAAGAATTTTCTCTTATCATCATATATAGTATAATTAACAACATTTTCATTTTCAATTTCAAAGATATTCATCAAATAAGTCCCTAGAGAATTATTCTTTGTATCTTTAATCTTACTCAATTCAATTTTGTATGACATACAAGCATCAGTTATCATGATAATTTCTGACCTATTAGTAGCTTCAAAAATTTGAATGATCTTATCTCCAGGTTTCAAAGATGGCTCTTGATCAAAATTTTTAAATTTATAAACATATCCTTCTTTAGTCAAATATACCTTTACTGGATAGTCTGGAACTTCTTCTTGATCAAGTCTAATTGGCTTTACATTTGTGAGTTCAATTATTTTTGTTTGTCTTGGTATTCCATATTTCTCTTTAATTTCTTCTAAATCATTAATTATTAGATTATTAAGTCTTTTCTCATTTTTGACTATATCTTTATAATCTTCAATTTTCTTTTCAAGATTGTCAATATCTTTAATTTTCTTAATGATATAATCTTTATTGATATTTCGAAGCTTCATATTGGACACTTCTTTTGCTTGTGCTTCGTCAATACTGAAATAAGATTGCAAATTTTTCTCGATCATTTCTTCTTTAGACTTTCTGATAATGTCAATTGCTTTATCAATATCAAGAAGAACTTTTTCTAGTCCACGAAGAATATGGAGTTTTTCACTCATTCTTTTAATGTCATATGATAAACTTCTTTGAAGACAGTTTCTTCTCCATTCAAGCCATTTTTCAATGATGCTCCAGACCCCTAATACTTTAGGGAGATTGTCAACTAGAATATTCATATTGGAACTGTATGTTGATTGTAAAGGTGTAAATCGATAAAGTTTTTCTAAAAGCAAATTCATGTCTGTTCCTCGTCTTGCTATAACTGTAATAAGCATTCCTTTAAGACCAGTTAAGTCTTTAACATCAGTTACTTCTTTAAGTTTTCCATTTTTAGCAAGGTCAACAATTTTGTCTATAATAGCTTCTCGTGTTGTTGAATATGGAATTTGAGTTATTAAAATTTCATTTCCTTTAATTTCAGCCTTTCCTCGAATCTTTACTGTTCCAATTCCTTCTAAATTTATCTGTTTAAAAACTTCAGGTTCTTTTATGATGAAACCTCCAGTTGCAAAATCTGGAACAAGAGTAGTTTTCTTGTTTGTTTTTAAATATTTTATTATTGAATCACAAAGTTCAATCAAGTTAAATGATGGAGTGGAAGAACTAAACCCAACACCAATTCCAGATTGAGCATAAGTCAATATTGTTGGGAATTTCACTGGAAGAACTTCTGGAATTTTTAATGTTCCATCATAATTATCAACAAAATCTACAATATTCTTATCAAAATCTTTCATCATATCAATCGATATGTCAGAAAGTTTAACTTCAGAATATCGACTAGCTGCTGGAGCCAAGTCCCTTGATGTATAATTACCAAAGTTTCCTTTACCTACCAACCATGGATGAGAATGTCTATCTTTTTGAACCATTCCAACTATTGTCCCATAAGTTGAACCATGAGGGTGATACTTAAAAACTTCACCTTCAACATTTGCACTTTTTGTAAATTTAGTTGCATTCATTTGATTCATTGCCCATAAAATTCTTCTGTGAGCTGGTTTTAATCCATCTCTCAAATCTGGCAAAGCTCTATCAAGGAGAACATATGCTGAGAAGTTCATCATATTATCCTGAATAAGATTTTCAATTTTTACAGTAGTAGTTGAATCAGCCATTTTTATCTATCCCCTTCTTCATTAAACAAAATAGTAGAGAACCTTTTTGTTTATCTTTTCTATATATTTATATCTGATTTAAAGAAAACGTAAATTATACTTCTATAACTATTATATAAAAGATATTTCAATTCGTATATATATTTTTCAATTCTTAAATAATTTACAAATAAAAATAAGCTGGAATTATCCAGCTTAGTTCCGTTTTCCAGTGTATATTTTTCCTTCTTTCATTAAATTATTGATTAAATCACAAATACGAACTAAAGTCTTTAAATCATTTACAATTATTCTATTTGAGATGAAGTTTTTATTTTTCTTACTTACAACTCCAAAAATTTCTTCATTAAGAGGACTTTTCAAATTTGTGTCTATATAAAATGTTCCAATAGAATTTTTGTTAAGCCTTATTCCTCCTAATGTCTTTAATGTATCAGAATCTTTAAGGTACAACCATGGTCGATTCGCACTTTTCTTTGTTATAATATTGCACTTTAATTCCAGAAATTCGGATAGTTTCTTTGGATCTTTTATGTTCTCTGAAGTTATAGTGACTGATTCAACGTGTTTTTTCTCAAACGTCAATGTTTCAATTTGAGACACTATAAATCACTCCTTTTTAAGTCCTTTACTAATATTATATTACTTGAATTTATCACATAAGGCAATTTTTTTTCACTTTTTTTATTAAAAAAATACGCAGAGATCATCAATTGATGATTTCCACGTATTCAATTTCTAATCCTAAGAGTCATCAAAATTTTAGCCTTCAAGGATTATAAATCCACAGAATCCACATAATTGCAAAGATTTTCGGATATATACTTACGTCTTGAATCTGAATCAATTCCCATCCACGTTTCAAGGGATCTAATCATTGATTTCGCATCCTCAACATTCACTTGAATTAAGTTTCTCGTTTTTGGATTCATTGCAGTTTCAGACATTGTTTCTGCATCCAATTCTCCAAGACCTTTACAACGAGAAATTGTCTTAACATTTTGTAAAGTGGAAAGTTTTTCATCTTTTTCTTTTTCTGAGTATAAGTAAACCATTGTATCATCTTTAAGTTTCACTTCATACAACGGAGTCTGAGCAATATAGATATATCCTTGTTTAATTAGTTCTGGCATCAGCCTGTAAAACATAGTAATAATTAAGCAAGCAATTTGATTACCATCTGGATCAGCATCAGTGCTTATAATTATCTTTCCAAATCTTAATTTTTTAATATCAAAATTTTCAAGGTCTTTATTTTTTCTGTCAGTCTGAATTCCACAGCCAAGGACTTTAACTAGGTCAGTAATAACTTGATTATTAAAGATAGTTGTATAGTCAGCTTTCAAGCAGTTCAAAATTTTTCCTCTCAATGGATACGCTGCTTGATATGTTGCATCCCTAGCTAGGACAATTGACCCAAGAGCTGAATTACCTTCTGCAATGAACAATTCTGAATTTTGTCCATGACTTTTACAATCAACAAGTTTTTCAACTTTGTTTCCAATACCTTCCACTTTTTCTGTAAGTTTTTTCTTTAAAGCTTTTTTAGCTTTAAGTGAGGCAGCATTGTGCTTTTGTACAGTCAATAAATGATTAATCAATTTTTTCAAGCCAGGTTCATCTTCAACTTTTAAAATTTCTAGTAATTGGGCAGCATGCTTCTGAGCAATCTTCTTATAGAGTTTTTTATTTGTTGAAAGTTTAGTTTGATTTTGGAATTCAACTTTATTTGATAAAGCTACCAAAACAAAACTTACAGAAGATTCAACATCAGACATTGAGAAAGAAGATACTCCTCTAGGAAATAATTTGTTATCATTACAATACTTGTTAGCAAACTTTCGAATTCCAGCAATTACTCCATCATTAAAACTTCCACCCTCAGCTAAATAAGTTAAATTTAAGTAAGACTCTTGAATAGGTTCAGGGGTGGTTGAGAATACTAGTTTTATGCTATTCTTTTCTCCTTCATCGTCATATAAAACTTTAGGAGAAGTAACAATTGGTGAAGTTGATGAATTACCAACTAATTCTTTATAATAATCTTCAATTGTTTCGTAATAGAATTCTTTTATTTTATCTTTATATTTGAAGACTAATTTAACTTTAGAAGAGCTTACTGCAAATCGTTTTATAATAGACTCAACTTCTTCCACATCATATGTTGTTTTTGGATAGACTTTTGGGTCAAGCTTAAATGTAATTGATGTACCATGCAAATTTTTATCACATTTTTCTTTCTTTAAGTCTTGAGCAATATATCCACCATTCTCAAATTTCAATGTATTCCTATATCCATTGTAACAAGACTCAACATAAAAGATAGAAGATGTATAGCATAAAACAGTATTACCAACACCATTAGTTCCAGTTGTGGTTTCTTCTGTTGTATCGTATTTAGTTCCAGCAAATAAAGTTCTAAATAAAAGATCATAGTTCTTAACTCCATCAGTCTCTCCATCAATTGGAATTCCACGACCTGTATCTTTTACAGTTATTGTTTGTAAATCATCATGCAGTTCAACTGTCACAGTTCCTTCATCAAAGTTATTAATTATTTCATCAGTTCCATTAGCAATGACTTCTTTTAATCCATGATAGTAGTTATCTCTTGATCCATACCAAACAGAAATTTTTTCACGACTTTTTTCTCTATCATCCAATACTCTTATAATATCTTTGTTCATTAACCAATTCCTCCCAAAATTTTTCCTAAAACTGGAAATTTCTCTTTATTAATATTATATCTAATTGTCAAAGAAACGTAAACTTAGTTGGCTATAAATCAATTAATCTTCTTCTTCTAACCAATTATAAAATGGCAAATCTTTTTCTTCTGCAATACCTTTTATTTTTTCAAAAGGATCGATTTTTCCATGTTTTATATTATGTTTATAAAGAGCATTTTCTAAGGCATTTCTAAAATAACCACCAAAGTTCTTTATATCAGGATTTTGTTCTACTTCTTTTAAAACCATAAAACATACTTGTTTTGATAATCCTTTTTTCATGTATTCTAAAACCAAATTATTGATAATTTCCTCTTTTCTTGTTAACAAATTGTTAACAAATATATTCTCATTATTATTAAAGTCATTCTTAATAATATTATTATTAATAGTGGTTCTTTTTGACCTATCCGGATGACTCAAATTGACCTGTTCGGAAAGTTCTTTTTGACCTCTCTTGGAAAGTTCATTTTGACCCTTCCATGATTCCTCATATCTTTGAGCTGATTTTTCAGTTTCTTCTAATAAATCATCAACTTCACTATTTATTCTGTAAATATCCTCTTTTGTATATTCAAGCATGAGTGGATAAAGGAGATTTGTCTTGTTCATCCCCTCTCTTTTTTCTTCTAAAAGGTCATAATTTTTCAATTCCTTTTTAGCTCTTTTAAAAGTAGAGTCGGAAAATCCTAGAAGCTCTGAACCTTTTTCAATACTTAATCGGACATAATATCTTCCAAGTTCATCCTTCCAATTATTTTTCATGCTGAGTTTAATTCTATCGATCAAAACTATGTAAAGTTTCATGGCGTTAGGATTCATAGATTTGTATTTATCACCTACCAATAAAACTTTTGGCACTTGATAGAATACTAATGAGTCCATATTATTTGTCGTAAAATATCGAGACATTTTTTCTGCTCCTTTCTTGTTTTTAGGAGCAGTATCTGCTACAATAAACATAAAAATATGCAAACCAAATAAACAGTATAATAAAAGTACCCAGTATACTTTGGTCGGTGTGCAGGTACTGCTCCAAAAATAGTCGAGCGCCAACTCGGCTATTTTTATTTATTATAACCCTTTTTCAGTGGGTCGTAAATTGTCTTTTGCATCAACCTTCTTAATATCATGGTTTAAAGACACTTCTGAAACAGTTTTCATAACTTCTTCTTTAGTGAATGGTTGGTAATTTACATAATATAAGTAATATCTTGAACCTGAACCTTGAACAAGGATTGAAAACATATAACCCTTATCATGTAGTCCTTTCCAGGCTGCTTCAAGTCTCCTTCTTCCAAATACCTCATGAAGTTGAGTTTTAAGAATTTGTTCATCATCTTTTCTTGTTAAGAAAAACGTCAGTAACCCGATCTCTTGAAGATCGAGCCCATTATTTCCATTTACAACTTTTTCGAACATAACTAAATCATTAATTTTGAATACCTTTAGATTCATGTTTATTCCTCCTCCTTAATTTGTGAAAATATTATATCTGGAGAAGAAGAAACGTAAATATGAAGTGTTGATTTATCTCAATAATTATTGTAAAATGGTCTTGGTAGTTGAGTTAAGCAATTAATGCTTGCCCTGCCGTTTCCTCCGATTTGGTCGGGGATTTTTTTATACTTAATATTCATCAAAAAATGGATCAAGATAATCAGACCTCCCACAATTAGTACAAACTTTGATTGAGTTAGATACTTCTTCACAAAATTCGCATCTAGCTTTGCCCCTTCTTTCATCGTCAATTACTTCCTCAACATATTCTTCCATAATTCTAATTCCTTCTTTAGAAACACCAGGGATTGGCTTAGTATTGAATTCATGTTTAAATAAAGTCTCTGTATCAACTTCAACTTCTTTCCCAGCAATTTTCTCCATAACACGTTCCCATTTGTCTTCACCTATATAAGTCCCATCCCAGTTTGTATTTTCTTGTACATACAACTCTAAGGCATCTTTTCTGATCCTTATTTTCAATTTTTTCGCCTCCTTATTGCTTTTATTATTTAATTATAACCTAAAAAGGTAAAAAAATAAATATAAGTAAAAAAAGTAAGCAAAAAAAATAAGCCCTAAAAAGGGCTTTTTTTAAATTCTTAACTAAAATAATGTTTTTTACAATAAGCAAGATACATACTTTTTTCTTCCACAAAAGTCTTGCCTGTCCTGACGACTTTTCCATCAACTATTCTAGCATTATATTCTGCTTCTAAGTTACATCCTTCATACTGGCATGTCATAGGAAGTTTAATAATTTGTTTAAGCTTATTTGAATTTAATAAAAAATTAGATGATTCGAAAGGTTCTCCAGTAAAAGTGGTTGAAAGTCCAAATAAATGAAGATTAATGTCACTATGGTGAAATAAATTTATAATTTTTGAAATAGTCGGCTCATCAAAGAATTGAACTTCATCTATATAAATGGTATCAAGACTAGGCTTAGAAAAAAATAATTTTATAATTGATATGACTTCATCTTTCTGATTAGCATTTAAATTAATCCCAAAAATAAATTCCCCACTCCTACTTTTAATAATTCCAAGGGTTCCGGTATCACCATCTATTTTGGTAGAGAAGGCAATACAAGAAGAAGGATCTTTCTTAAATTGATCGATTAATTTTTTTGATTTTCCTGAGCCCATAAGACCGGTTGTAAAAGTTATTGTCATATTATTTCCCCCAATAGTAGTTAAATTACATTACAATTATATCTATTTAGAAGGAAACGTAAAATTAGATTCCTATAAATATACTTTATTTTTTTGAATCGGAGCCTTCTGTCTCGTTTTCTTCATCAATAATTCCTTTTTCTTCCAATTTCTTAATAATATAATCATAATCATTGACTGGAAGTATCTCTTTATAAATTCTTGAATACCTTTTGCATAAGTCAGACACGAACTGGTCAAAAGTTTGACTAGATGTGAATATTCCTTCATTCTTTATTTTCATTAATTTTTCTTTTGCATTCATATTTATTCACCTCGAATATAACAATTTTATGATTACTTATGCCTCCTATAAAGTACCATATACAAAAAAATTATTCATCTTTAATGCATATTAATTATTAAGATAAAGCCCCTTTTTCAAGGAGCCTTATAATTTTAAGAGATTTTAAATACATAACGTTGCTCTTTTTTGAGCTGTCTTACTACTAATTTATTATTTGAAAGTCCAATTTCCTCAATCATTTCATCAAGAGCTTCCTCATTATTTTTTGATTGGATCGGAGTCATTTTTTGAAGATTTTCTGCTGTTTCAACTAATTTATGAGTCAATTCAATCCATGCGATAATTTCATTAATATCTGTTGTTCCTTGGTGATGACGAAATTCTATAGTTCCATACTTGATAAATGACTTATGATTTAAGTTATAGTAACGGTAACGATCAATATTTTTAAATTCTTCAATATTTGAGGTTTTTTCAATATCTTCCATAATTGAAGAAATTGGACCACAAAACCAATTTTCTCTTCTTGATGGATTAATGATCGAATAAATTGCATTACTTTCATATTTATTATAAAGTCTATATAAGTTTTTAATTTGAGTAATATTAAAATCACTAATATCATGATGTATATGTAAACCAGTTTTCCTGTTGCAACGAACTTTCAATACTTTCCTTAAAATATAAACCACAGTTTTAAGTTCATCAAAATCTGTAAGTGGTGGACTAACAATTTCCCAACCATTAATTGAAGAATCTGGTTGAACTTTCCATGAATTGTAATTTACTGGGCTTCCGTAATAAGAACCTTTAACATTAATTCCTGCATTTTCTAATGCTTCAATAACTTCCTCTCTTGATTTTCTTGTTGCTACTTCCAATTCGATGCCAAACTTTAAATTTCTCATTTTCATCTCTCCTCGGTAGTTGAATTTTTTTATATTTATCTCTCTATTAATATAATATCACGATTGGAAGAATTTGTAAACACTTTTTTGCAAATTTTTTGAAATTTTTTAGAAATTTTCATATAAAAAATGAAGAGCCGAAGCTCTTCAAATTCACATCCAAATCTTTCTGATTGGCCATAATTCAGGATACTGTTCTTTGATTAAATTTCTTATTTCTTCAAACATCTCTTTTTCATCATATAAATCAGGACTTTTTAAAGAACTAACATCTAGTTCTATTTCCTTTTCTGTTCCATCTGCTAATTCAACATCCATAATAAATTTTTCCATTTTTTATTACCTCCAATTTTTATTTTTTATTTATCTCTCTATTATTATTATATCCCGAATGAATGTTCTTGTAAATAGTTTTTTGCAAATTTTTTGCAATTTTTTCAAAATTTTTTCTAAAATAAAAGCAGCCATTTAGCTGCTTTTTATAAGAATCCACCAGAATCATCTGGGAGATCCAATGATGATTCCTTATTCTCAGAATAGTGTTGGTGATTCATTTTTATCTCTTGTTCTTCGATTTGTTCAGGTTGTTGTTGGTTAGGGATATAGGACTTTTTCTTCCTAGCTTCAATATCCTTTGAAATTAATTTTCTTAGATAGAAAGCAATTCCGTTATTTTTTTTAGCCTCTTCAAGAGCCTCGCAGATTTCAGGATACTTCTTCCTATTGAAATTTATTTGATATAAGAAGGTGTCCTGTCTACGTCTCATGAAAACATCTCCTCAAACTTTTTGCCATACTTCATAAGCAATCCAACTGAATTGACATAATATGTTGGTTGGTTCCTTAAGTCTGCAATTGAAACTTCAGAATAACCTAATTGTTCTAAGACTTCTTTCATTTCTTTAGCCTTCCCTCCAGTACAAATAATTGGATAATCATAGTCTACATTTGTACAAGTCTTAGCAAAAGTTGATGCTAATTGGAAAACACTATTATGAATTGTACCACCATTTAATGTGTGGCTGTCCTCTCTACTAATTGATCCATTAATTAAGTATAGTATATTTAGTGTCATTGAACCTGCGTCAATAATTACACAGTTTGGAGACTTGGAAAAATGGAAAGCTCCCAATCCTTCAGCTGCCATTATAATTCTATTTACGCTAAACTTGAAAGTTTCATTATCAATTTGAGCTTCTCTTTTTCCTTCAAAATTGCTGGTGAAGTATTTTTTATCTACCTCCATACTTTCATAAGGACATGTAAGGATTAGATTAAACTCATTCATTCCTGTTTCTTTATATACATTATATAAAGCATAAACAAGTCTAATTTGTGCTTCATGGTGCCCTTTTTTGGTATTTCCAAAATACATTTGTTCTTCTCTACCAAAATAAAAAGCTTTTACTTTCTCTCCAGCAAAGTAGTCAAGATTATTATATTGAATTCTTTGCATCCCTTCAACATTTTCCAATTCTTTATATTGATGTAAGTATGATGGAAATGAATTTGATTTAATCTCTTTTTCATCCTGGTAAGCATATTTTGTACTAAAGTTTCCTACATCTACCACCACAATAATTGCCATTAGTCAACCCTCCAATTATTAATCTTTCACTATTAAAAATTATAAAGTGAAACCTTATAAATGTCAATAATTTTTTGTTTAATTTCTTCAATGTTTTTTTAAATAAAAATCTGAAGTTTTTTAGCAATTATCCGTTCATAGATTTCATAAGATGAGAAAATAAAAAGCCTATCCTTTGACAAGGATAGGTTTCTTTTATATAATGATATAAAGAGATTAAATGATTTCAAGATATTGTTCAGAAATAACTTTTTGAAGTTTTTTACGAAGTTTCACTACTCGTTGGTTAGCAGCTTGGCGAGTGATTCCATATTTATTAGCATAATCTTGAACAGAAAACTCTTTTCTGTCTAATAAAACTCTCAAAGCATCTTTTTCGTCTTCATCAACATTTTTACGAATAATATCAAGTAATTCATTAAATGCAATATTATCCATTGATGTATCGTCTGTTGATAATAAGTCTTCAAGTTTAAGATCGTCATCCCCAATTCCCGAATTCATTGAAATTGTAGTTCCTTGATTTTTTAATGCATAACGATGGTAAGTTGCATTTCTTACACCTTTTTTGAGTTTAGGATATAGATAAGTTGTAAAGCAATTTTTAGTTGATGGGTCATACTGTTCGTATCCTCTCCAAAGTTCAATTTCTAAAATTTGTCTAAAGTCTTCTTCTTCAACTTGATTATAGATGAATTTATTGTTTGCTTGTTTCATAACTTTAATTATCAGAGGCATAAATTGTTTTCTTACTTCCTCAAATGTCATTTCTTTAGAAGCCCCATCAGAAAATAAAATAGTTTTTAACATGTTCCATTCCTCCGATTTAATTTTGTTTTATATAGTTTTTATATCTGAAAATTGGAAAGTGTAAATCGAATTTCAAAAAAATTTTTTATGATATAGATTTCATATGTATAAAATAAAAATAAGAAGAGCCGAAGCTCTTCTTATTTTATAAGTAGAACTTTTTGATTGGCCATAATTCAGGATATTGTTCTTTTATTAAATTTTTTAGTTCTTCATTCAATTTTTCTTCATCATACATTTCGAAATCCTCTAAAGAACTAGCATCTAATTCGATCTCCTTCTCTTTTCAAGCCTCTAATACGACATCCATAATCAATTTGTTCATTCTTATTACCTCCAATTTTTATTCTTTATTTCTCTCTCTATTATTATTATATATCGAATGTATGTTCGCGTAAATAGTTTTTTTACAACTTTTTTGCATTTTTTGCATTTTTTGAATTTTTTCATTTTCAACAAATTTGTCAATAAACAACTGGATTTATGAGATCAACCTTCTTCTATTTGATTTTTTCATAATATTCAAGATATGACTAAGAATAACCAAACCATCTTCCACGTTTTAAAAAAATTATTATACATGTTTTTATTGAGATCTGTGACAAACCTCCTGTGAAAATTTTACTAATAAACTAGCAAAATAGCCACAATTTTTAAAGGCTTTTAATTAACTTAAGAACTTAAAGAATAGTTAAAATAGGAAAGAAAAAGATAAAAGATCATGATATAAACATGATTATTATAGTGAAGAAATAAGAAGCAAAAGATATTATACCAAAGAAGACAAATTATTCCTAGACTTTTTTTATATAAATTTATGAATAAATTATGGAGATACAAAGATTGTCAATTAAGTTAAAAAAGACAAAATTTTACTATTTAACTATTAGTTTTTGTTTTTCTTTCATATTATTTATCATCAATTTATAAAAAAATATCAGCATATAATGATTATTGGTAAATAAATCACTATATACTGACATTTATCTTTCGCTATTTCTTTTTGGTGCAAACTCCATTTTCTACTTCTGGAATAATTCTATTATCTAATAATCTTTTCAATATTGTGCATTTATTTTCATCTTTTTTACAAAGTTTGCAGTTATTTTCCACGAATTTTTCAAATTCTTTTTGATTATCAAAAACACCAATAGCTTCACTTTCAGATATTTCAATTTCAATTCTTGGATTATTAGAATCAATATAAATTCTTTTTGCAATAGGTAAAGCTATATCGTCATCAAAGTAAACTCCAGCCTCAGTTAAAGCATCAAAAGGGACTTTAAGAAGATTATTGACATCTTTTCTTTTCCTATCCAAAAAGAATGTTAATTTAACATAAACTTGTTTTCCTTTTTCAGGTCTTTTCCAATTCTGTTCTTGTATTTGGTCTTTTACATAATCAACAAAAAAAGATTTATAAGAGACTGTTTCTTCTGATGGATAAGCTTGAACAAATCTTTTATTTCCTCTTCTAGAAATTCTATAGTTTAAGTAATTATTTACTGAGGGCGGCAAAGGAGAAGTTAGTACTAGTTTTTTCAAGTTTTCTTACCTCCATAAATTATTTTTAGAACTTCATTCAGAACACCAACTCTGGTGATCTCAGTAATTATATAATCAGCTTCTTTTTCAAACCCTTTAAAATCTTCTTCATCAGAATTCAATCTTCTATACAACTCATTTACTTGGTCTTGTCTGTTCAATCCACGAATAAGTCTAATTTCATAGTTTGTATTCAAGTAAATACTTGTTACATTTTCTTTTCCAAAGGTTTTAACTAAATCTCGATAGCCTTTAGGATCAACAATTACTACCAAATCTTTAGTTAAATCAACATCTTGACGATTGATAGCATAATGCCATTCTGTTCCAAAAGCATTTTTAAATGTATTTTTTGCTATCAATAAATTGAATTTGTCTAAGTGGTTAAATTGCCTTTCTGAAATAAAATAATAATCTTTTCCATCTACTTCGTTTTTTCTTTTTGGCCGAGTTGTATAAGTTATAATAGGTTCATAACCAAAATCAACAAGTTGCTTTAGAGTTGTAGACTTACCAGAACAAGTTGGACCTAATAAGACATAAATCATAAGAAAACACCCTTTAATCTATTTGATAATATTCCTTTTGCTTCATGTAATAAATCTTCGAGAGTTTTAGAATCAAATGCTTTATTATATCTCACAAGTTCATTTCCTCTTTTATCTGAAAAAATAATAGTATGCCATCTTACAAGTTGATATTTTTCAGCAACTGTATCATCAAGTTTTATCTTTTCAAGTTCATAACCTTCTAAATTGGCTTCATCAATTTGTCGATCTAAGAATGGGGCAATTAAACTATCTTCTTTATAAATGTAAGTAATTTTAATCATAATCAATCCTCCGATTAATAATTAATTAATCAGGAAGAAAATCTTCCTGATTATAAAATATCAATAGCAATTTTTGACCAATTTTCTAATCTTTCATAGAACTTCCTCTGTTTTAACTTTTCAATTTGAAGGAATTGCCCTTGAAGTTCTTCAGTTTCACGAACTTGAACATCCGTACCTTCTGGAACCTCAATTGAAACCAATATTCCAATATGAACTCGTCCAACTTCATCTTCATCATCATTAATAAGTCCAATTGGAGCCACTTTAAATTCTTTATTGTCAATAATCAATTCTTCTTCAATTTCTCGTAAAAGATTCTTGTATAGAACTTTACTAAAATCTTTTTCTCCTGGAACTTCATTCATGTGACCACCAACACCAATTGAAAGTTTACTATGCAATCTTTTTTCTCCTGCTCCTTTTAATCTTTCATAAACAAATACTTCATCCCCTCGTTTTATAACAGCATAAGGAATAGGTTGTTTAAATTTTTCATTTTCCTCAGCATCTCCACGCCTCATTACTTCATAAGTATTTGAAATATTTTTAATAATTTTATTTACTGTCTTATCTTGAAGAGTTCCTTGGAATGAAAGCTTTTCATTTTCAAAAACTTCATAATGTGGTGCGACAATAATCATTTCATCCATTTTTCCCATAATTAAATGCCCCCGATCAATAAGAATTAAAAGAATTTACATACAAGAAACAATCTGATTTTTAATATCCATTTTCTTGCCTTTCATAGTTGATTTTATTTTTAGAAATATACATCTTAATAATTTCTTCTTCATTTCGAAAACCAAGAGCCAGACCAACATTTATAGCAAAATGAAGGAAGTCAATATATTCTTCTTTTGATAATTTCATTTGAATTTCGAGCTTTTCTGGTTCCCATTCTGAATACTTTGAGGACCAATCTTTAGCAAACGGAACTTCATGAATCATTTCATGAAGTTCATCAGTAGCCCATAGAGATTGTTCTTTTATATATTTGGCTCGTTCTTTTAAGTCCATAGAATCTAAATCATAACCCATATGTTTTTGAAATTTAAGTTGAGAATCAATCATAAATTGAAGAGACATAATAGTTAAGTTCCTCCTGGTTAATGTATTTTTTTAAATAATTTTTTATTTAACTCATATTATATATATCTGCTTAAATAAAAATGTAAATAATTTATTGCATATTTTTTTAAATAAAAATCTAGAGATATTACTCCTTGACTTTTTCTATTTGAAGGTATAATTTTTCTTTGTCGTATCCGAGTATTTTCATTGTTGTGTGATTAAATTGACTGCCTGCCTTTCTTAGGACAAATTCATTTCCTCTTCGGAAACCTACAAGAACTAAGATAGTTCCACGATTAAACCAACTATCATCTAATACTTGTTTTTCTTTACCGTTAACACGAACTATCTTTTTGTTATAATAAGCAAATTGTCCTTTTGAAAATCTCACAGTTACGACACCTGTGGTAGTCAAAACATAAACTAGAGATTTTCCTTTGTTTTTATCTACAACTGTCCCTGCTATAACATCAATTTTGAATTGAGGAATTTTTCTTCCTCTATAACTTTTATAACCAGTTATAACTGGCTCTTTTGGCAATTTTTCAAAATCTACAATATTAAAATACTTTTCAATTGGCATATAATCTAATTCATGTTTATCAGAATAGAATAAATTTGTTTCCATCTCCCACGACTCAACTGTTCCTCGACAATTCTTTTTCCAGAATTCTTGCATTTTTACTTTATTGAATAATTCTGCAGCTTCAGGTGAATTGACCCACTCTTTCAATTTTTCAATTTCTTTTCCATAGAACTTATTCCAACTTTTTTCATCAATTTTAAGTTGTCCATCAACAAAGTCATATTTGACTTTATCTGAATAGTTTTTGATGAATTGATCTTCAATTTCTTTATTCATAGGGACTTTATTTCGTCCTTGAATCTTTTGCCTAAATTCATAAATTTCTAACTCCTTAGAAAATTTCTTTTTATCTACTAAATGAGAAATTAATGGAAATTGAACCATTGTGAGTTTTTCTCGTTTTGGAGTTACTAATTTTACATACTCAATCATTAATTGTCTTCTATCTGGATTGAATTTATCAAAGCATCCAGATTTAATTAATGTTACACCTTTAGCCTCTGAAAGAATCTTAGTCTTAATCATTCGTTCATAAAAATCTTCAAAACTTTTAAATGGTCGATTTTGTATGATTGCTTCAATATCATCTACTCCAATACCAGAAATTGGTTTTAATCCAAACAAGATTTTTCCTTCAGATTCTAATGGAGTGAATCCCATATTTGATAAATTAATATCTGGAGGAAGAATATCACCTTTCATATCTCCAATTGCTTTAGCAATAGCTCCATAATTTGTTCCAGATGAACTATTACCAAGTAGACCAGAATTTACTGACAAACAAGCTGTCTTCCACCAAACTGGACCAAATCGATAACAAATATTCATCTCAATCATCAAAATTAATGTATACCCAGCAATGTGCGGGAGTGAAAATGAATAGCCGAACTGAGGTTTTAATTCTTTGTTCCAAACATAATCAAGAAATTCTTTTCGAGTTCCGATTTTTTCACCCTGAGAATAGAATATTTGTTTTTGTTCTTCAATTAATTGTTTGTTTTGCTTAGCGACAGCTTTACGAAATTTATTTGCTTGTGTTAAGGTAAAACCTGAAATTTTTGGACTCATGGCAAGCTGCATGAGAAATTCTTGTGTATCACAGATTCCATATCGATCAAGAAGTAAATCTTCTAATACTTTTTGTTCTTCTTTAGTTAAACCAGCTTCATCCATTTCTTTGTACCACAAGCTAATATCATTCTTAAATCGAATATATTTATCAATTGGTTGTTCACCATCTGATACACTCAATCTCATTAAGGAGTTACCAGCACATAGTTCTTCAAAGTTTCTTGGGTTTATTTTAATTAAAGCTTGTTGTCCAACTGCTGTTTCAAATTGGAAAGCATTTAAAACATGTCCTTCAAATAACATATCCCACATTTCTGGAGCTTCCATTTCAAGTACGTCAGGATGGAAATATTTATTATAAGTTTCTCTTAAAGTTCCTTGCCATTCAATTTTCCCATGTTCAAGAAGAAGATCTATTGCAGATCTAATTCTGTCTAATGCATTGATTGAAAGATAATCAAGTTTAAGAGCTCCCATATAAACAGAATCGTTCATATCAAATTGAGTGATAGGCAAACCAGATGTTGTTTTCATCATTGCATTTTGAGTAACATATCCATCTGGAAAGATAATAACTCCTGAAGCATGTTGACCACGACCCGAAATTAAACCTTCAATTGACAACATTGCTTCTTTTAATCCATCATATTTTTCTACTTCAGCAATAAAATCTTTAGCTGGTTTTTTACCTTTAGCTGGGTTTCCATTAAAACATTCATCTAAACTCCAAATTCCACCTTTTTCTGTAGGTATCAAATTTGCAATATTATGGGCAATATCTTTGTCAATTCCTAATCCACGACAAGCAGTAAGAACTGTTGATCGAGTACCCTCAGTCGTGAATGTTCCCATGTTTAAAACATTTTCTTCTCCGTAAGCTTCCTTAGTTAAAGAAATTATTTCTTGTCGTTTCGACCCTTCTGTGTCCAAATCAATATCAGGGAATTCTGGCCGTTCTCGTGACAAAAATCTCCAATGAGGTAAGTTGTATTTCAAAGGATTAATTTGAACAATGTCTAATAAGTAATTCAAATAGAAGCAACTTGCCGATCCACGAGAAACACCAACTAACGATACTTCCCACATTAAATCAACTACTTCTTTTGTTAAAACAAAGTAAGATGACATTGGTTGATTAAGTTTTTCAGTAATGTGATAGAGTTCACTAAGTTCAGTGTTAATTCTGTTTAAATTTGTTTCATTCAATTCTTCACCTTTTGAGATCATTCCTTCTGCAATTAAGTGAAGATAATAACGATCAACTTCATATTTAGATTCAGAGTACTTTTTGATGTATTCATATTTGTCATAAAATGGTTCGAATAAAGGATTAAGTTTAAATTCCGGAATATGTGCTCTTGGAATTTTCACTTCTTGCTTAAAAGTAATTGGTTCAATTTTTTCCATGATTAAATGAGTGTTTCTAATAAGCTCGTCAAGAAGTTCCTTGTCGAAATATTCAAGTAATTCTTCTCGGTTCATTACATACGTTGTTGAATAGAACTCAGCCACCTCTCGCTCTCCTTCACTGGCACGAAGGTAAATCTCATGTGCCGGAGCATATGATCGATTTAGATAATGAGCATCAGTTGAAACAATACATTTGACCCCATATACTTTTGAGACTTTTAAAAGCATTTCATTAGCAACAATTTGGTCTCTGTTGTGGGATGGTTGCAACTCAAAATATAAATCATCACCAAAAACGCCTTTTAACCAAACAATAAAATTATGAACTTTCAACTTGTTTTCCTTGGTTGGCTCATCATGATATTTGATTAATAATTGTGGTAATTCTCCTCCTACACACGCTGTCGTCGCAATAATATGTCCTCGATATTCCTCCATAAGAGCCATTAGCTCGTTTTTATAAGTAGGAACTCTCTCCATCCCTCGATAGAAAAACGAATTGTACCAAGCTCTTGATGATAACTTTCTAAGACCTTCATATCCTTTATTATCTTTTGCAATTAAAATAAAATGGTGGAATGAAATCTTATCATTAACTTTTCGTTTCTCTTCTACTTCATTTTTATCTACGAGGTATATTTCGTTACCAAAACCAAGACAAAATTCACCGAATTTGTCTCGATTACTTTCTAAATATCTATGTGCTTTTACATGTGAAGATAATGTTTCGTGATCGGTAATACATAAACCTGGCAAACCAAGTTCTAAAGCATAATCTAGAAGTTCTTCTGGACGATTTATGCAATCTCTGAGTCGGAAATTACTTGCATCAGTATGATTATGAATTCCGAAAGGTTGTAATTGAGCCATTTTATTACCTCATTTCTTTATTTATTTTCACATATTTTTTATATCTGATTTTATGGAGATGTAAATGGAATAAAATAAAAAAAATAAGACTGGAAACAGTCTTATTTGTGAATATTATCATAATATTAAAACCGTACATATGTTCTCATTATAACTTTTGTGACTTTTATAACAGCTATATCTAAAAAAGATATATCATCATATCAGTTATAACTATCAATCTTCAACTTTCTTCTTCTTATTCTTGAATAAATGAGGCATGCTCACAAAAATAGAAAGGTCAACTTTTTCAGGTTTAAGATACTTTTTGATGAAATAGTTAAAAAACATCACATCATCTTCAAGATTCAATAGATTAGAAGATCTCTGAAAAACATTAATTTGTTTTACTTCTTTATGTTCATCAAAAATAAAGTGAACAGTAGAAATACATTCGTCACTTGAAAAGATAACCTGTCGTTCACTTGTTATCCATCCTTTAAGAAATTTATACAATAAATGTCTTAACTGCATTTCTAAAGCTGTATAATATGGTTCGTCAGAAGATGGAAACTTATCATCAGTTCTTGGATTAATCAAGAGGAATGGCTCAAATAGAACCATTTCCTCAGTATCTTTTGAAACTAATAATTCACCAGCAACTGGTAAATCATACTGAAAACTTTTTATCATTTAACTTACCTCCACGAAGTTCTTCCATATATTTTTTAGATTTAGTAGCAAGTGATTCAAGTTCTTTCTTATACTCATCAAACATTTTTTGGAAGACCGTAGGACCTTCTGGAGGGTTAGTTCCATTAATATCTTCACGATATGCTTGATAGATAAAGTCTTTTTCGTTCCATTCAAATATGTCACTGTTTTCTTCTGGAAAATAAAGATTGGTAGCATGGCCTGTACGAGCATTTTTAATATAGTGCCATGATGGCATTTCAAAATCAATAATATTCAAGTGTGCAATTGGATAAACTCTGCATACTGACAGCCACATTTGATATGCAATGATATTATCTGATTTTGGTTGAATTTGTCGATCAATACGTTGTTTAATAAATCCAAGAAGATCTTTAAAGTTGCAACTTGCATAGTAGAAATTATCATGGTTCTTATTAAGAATTAATCGTGCATCCATAATTGAAATTTTCTTAGAGTCAATCATTTCTTGGTATAATTTCCTGCACTCATAAGTCAATTTTTTGTATCGTTCATAAAACTCAGGAGAATTTTGAATTGATTCTGGAACTACAGCTGTATGATGAGTTAACCAACGATCGCCTGTACATTGAGCAGAGAATGCAAAAGTTCGATGACGAATTAAATGGGTCACATCTTGAACTGAAATTCCTTCAATTCGAAAAGTTAAACGAATAGTTTCTAAAATTGAAGGCAAAGTTTTGAAAGTGAATGCTTTCTCAATGTCATCAGCTGTTTGTTTCATATCATAATGTTTTCCAGGTTCATCTGACCAAGTTGCATTTACATAACCAGGAAGGTATTTAACAATGTTTTCCCATGGAGTATGGTCAACTAAAGTAACATTAATATTCTCTAAATCATTGACAAATTCAAAATCTGGTTCTTCACCAAAACGAAATTCCATTGGTAATTTTACAGGTTCAAGATTGTTATTGACTGGCATAATAAATAACCTCCGACTAATTAAATAATTTTTTATATAAGTTATTAAATAACTCATCATTATATTTATATCTATATAAATAAAAATGTAAATCATTTTTTGCATAAATTTTTATTTAGAGCCAAAAAGTTGTTCTATCCAAAGGAAACCTTTCACTGTAATGTGGTTCAGCTATTCTCTTTCCAATTGGAATAAGCATGATAGGGATCAAATTTTTTGGAACATCAAATGTGTCTTTAAATCGTTCCTTGTCAAATCCACCAATAATTCCAGTGTTATATCCCTTTGATTCAGCCGCATAAACTAATGTAATTGCTGCTAATGGAGCATTGATAAGAGCTTGTTCTAAAGAATCATAAGAAGTCTCATGAGCTCTTTCGACTTGACTTTTGATCTTTGTTTTAATAAGATCATTGATATATCCTTTTTCAACTAAAGGATTATAAACATCGTCAAAATTTAGATTAGCCTCAGTGTCAGCAAGAACTGCTACAACAGCACTAGAATCAATAATTTGTTTCTGATAGTAAGCAATTGGTAAGAGCTGTTCTTTTGAACTTTTACTTTCAAAAACAAAAAATTTCCAATGCTGCAGATTCCATGATGAAGGAGCTTTACCAGCTAAATAAAGAATCTCTTCTAAATCTTCTCTTGGAACCTTGAAATTTGGGTCAAATGAAGTTGTATTCTTACGATCCAAGATTATGTTTTTCATATCATCTCATCCATTGCTTTATTTGCTAATTCGTCAGCCCTTTCATTTCCTGGTTCGCCAGAATGGCCTTTAACTTTTGTAAATTGAATAAAAGCAAATTTATCAATCAAATCAAGAAGTTCAATCCACAATTCTCGATTTTCAACTGGCGTTTTACTGGAGGTTACCCATCCATTATTCATCCATTTAACATACCATTTTTGATTAATGCAATTGCATAAATAAGCTGAGTCAGTTTTTACTTCAACTGGAATATTAAATTTCTTCATAGCTTTAAGACCTTCAATAGCAGCTTTTAATTCCATTTGATTATTAGTCACATTTCTAAATCCTTGATACAATTCTTTGGTATGACCTCTATATTGAAGAACAACACCATAGCCTCCAATATTATTTTCTTTCCCATTCGAACGAGAAGCACCATCAGTATAGATAGTCACTTTATCCATTATAGGATCCCCTCTTTAATTAAATCTTGAACAATTTCATCTACATGCTTTTCAGTTGTATCTATAGTGATTGATGGGATTTTAGAAGCTTTAACATAACTCTCATAGACTTTTTTATGAAGATCAAAATCTAATATCTCATGATTTGTACGTATGCAACGATCTATTAATTCTTCAGTTGAAGCAGTTAGATATATCATTAAAATATTAGGAATTTGACTAAATACATTTTCCATATGCTGGTATTCTGTATAAAGATCTTTTGGCTTGTTAAATAGAACACAATAAGTCATGAATCCTATTGGTCCCCGATCCATTACAAAATGTTTATATTTAGTAGCTTTATCAATTGCATTTTGCATAGACCCTTTGCCCGACCTGTCGACACCTTCAAGGATTATAAATTTAGGGGAAGTAGTTGAGATCTCTTTTGTCATAACTTTTATAACCTCCAACTATTTATTTCACATAACTTTTATATCTGTCATATCAGAAATGTAAATCGGATAGTAAAAAATAGACCAAATAGTTATCTAAATTTTTACAATCATAATAAAAAATAAAAAAATAAGCAGGAATCATCCTGCTTAAACAACTTCTTTGATGGCTTTACCAGATTTTCCAGTAAAGATCGATATTTTATTTTCTTCAATTGCACCAGGAAACATAGGCATTAAATTTCCTTCTTCATAAAGTTCAATAAACCTTTCAGCTTTAGAAGTCGATTTTGTAAGATATTCAACAAGTTCAAAATCTCCTTTAAACTTATAAGGATCTTTTGTAATATTGAATAGTTGAGTCATAAGTTTAGGAAGGACAACAGAATTATCATACTCATTTAATAGAACTTTGAAGGCTGTATCCCGATATAACTGTTGTAAATCTGGATCTTTAGCAACCTTTTTCATTTCTTGAATTGCTTCATATGGATTTTCTTCGTCCATATAGATAGCAAAGTTAGGAATATCGATATATTTAACTCCGTCAATAGTCTTACATTCTTCAGCCCATTCTTTATCTACAACTAAGATGGCCCCAGAACAAATAGCTTCTTGCATTGTGTATTCTAGTCTATCTCCATAGGATGATTTATCAATATCTCTTTTGAATTTAAAAAGAGTACAAGCAAATAAACTTTTATTGAATTTGTTTAAAACTTCTTCACGTTTAATTCTTCCATAAGTGGGAACAATAGGATTTTCATTTTTAGGTAAATTTGGCTGTAATAAGTTGTTACAATTTGGATGGCTTAAAATTTGTTGTTTACAGCCAATTCTTGTGTCCATTCCATAAATGACTGGTTGAATTCCAGCTTCATAAACTGCCTCAGAAATATCTAAAAGTCTTTTTGGACCTTTATACAATACAAATCTTCCAATATAAGTTAGATTCTTTTCACGTTTTGTATTTTTGTAAAAATCTTTGAATCGTTTTACATCAGTCCATAAGTGCATTGGGAAAGCTCGATCTCTTTTTGATGGAAGCCTCTTAACTAAAGCATTCATATAATAACTTTCATCAGAGTGATTATAAATAGCGTCAGATTCATTTATATAAGACCAACAAAAAGGGGTTTCTTTCATAGCTTTCACAAAAGATGTATGTTGCATTTGTACTTTCACTGGGATGAGTCTTTTATACATCTTATGGAACTCAATAACGTCCTCTTTTTTAAGTCCACTGTGAGGTTTAGCTGGGTTAATCAGAATTACTAAATCATATTTTTTATTTATTTCATTAACAATTTCATTAATATTGTCCCTTGAAAAAATGGTATACTTATGAGTGTATCCATCTTTGTATTCTGGCTTTTTTCTTTTCCATGGAGCATGATAATAGTAAGTATGAAAATCAACATCATTTTGGAGACCCCATCGGAACATTTCTTCCACTGCTGTTGATTCTCCATCAATCAATCTAGGGATAACCTCGAAGTATAGCAATTTTCTTTCCAGTATAATTCATAACTTATCCTCCAATTAATGAAATTGTTAATTGATCTTACTTTCAAGCTTTTCAATCAATTTAGTGACTCGTTGTTGAGCATCCTCATTAATATCCTTCATTTGAGGTGTTCTATTTCCAAGCTCTAATTCACGGTTTGAATATTGCAGAACAGAAACAGCATCAGAAAGTTTAGTCACCAAGTAAGCTACAGTTTCTTCTTTTTCTTCTTTTAAGAACTGTTTATATGATTCAGAAAACTCTGGCATATTTTGTTCTAAAGCAATAACTTCAGCTTCTTCAAGAACTTCTGATAAAGTTGGATTATTTAATTTAGTATCATATGGTACATCACCTAAAAAACATTCTCCAATATCATGAACTGCTGCAAATTCAAGAGCTTTATTTTTAACATCATCACTGAGGTTATACATTTTTACAATTTTTAAAACAGTAGTTATGACATAGAAAGAGTGTTCAGCAACATTTTCGTTCTTAATTTTTGGCCTATTGTTATATCTAATAATTTCACCCAACCCTAAGATCATAGGGTTCCCAAGATATTTTACTTTTCCTCGATTAAAATATGATGACATATTTCATTCCTCCAATTATATAATAATGATTAAGAAAAAATTAATCTTCTGTTAGATAAGTCCTCGTTTCTCAAAGATGCTTCTGATTTTTTCTTGATCAACTCCACGAACAATATCAATAATTTCTTCATTATCATTGACAAGGACAATAGTTGGTGTTTGCATAACTCCATATTTGACAGCTAGATCATCTGCTCGATTATCTCCACTGAACAAAATTAAAGTTTCATCAGCATCAGTATTTAAATCATTTTTAATGAATTGATCTACTATTCTGCAAGGAGTACAATTGTTTTGTTTGAATTTCAATATCTTCATAAGCTTCCTCCAATAAAATATTAAATAAGTTTTTAAATAAGTTTTTAAATGATTTTTTATTTAATCTTTCTTTTTAAATGGTGTTCAAAAAAGATCTGGGAAGAGAGATTCAAAATATTAATCTCTCTGTCCTTTTTACAACTAAATCATATTTTCCGATATATGATTATTCAATTTTTCCTTCATAATAAATCTCGGATCCATCAGTCAAAGTTTTTTCAAGTTCTTCAATTGTTCGGCATGTTGAATAACAACTTTCACTTAACATTAGATTGAAAGGTTTGTCTCCAAGAGTTAATGCTACGCCAATAACAGGAACACCAGCTTGATAAGCTACTCCCATTTCCCAAATTGTACCAACATCTTTTCCATCAGTAATTGCAATAACAGCTCGTGATTGAAGAATTCCATCATGGTTTCCTTTAAATGTTTTCTTCCTCTGTTCTTCAGTTGCATCTGGAGGGCAAACTAATACTTTTCGAGGTGAGAAATAAGTAATTCCTAAACGATCCAACAGATCTTCTACTAATTGAACTCTTTCAATTTGGTCAGGCTTAAAGAAAGGACTTGCAATATAAACATCATGTTTTATATGAATGTCTCCTCTTTTCTCTAAACGTTCTTTTCCTAAAAATTTAGTGGAATTATTTTTGGTAACTTGAGTCATAATTTATTCCTCCGATTTCTTTATTTATTTTTGAGAGTATTTATATCTCTCACATTGTATTTATATCTGACCTTTGGAAAATGTAAATTAAAATCAAAAAATAAGTTCAATATATTTTTTAATTATGTTATAATAGTTATAACTATTATATGATTGGAGGAATTGAGTAATGGGAGTCTACGTTAAAATTGATGATGTAGCCAAAGCTGTGGGCCTGTCTCCTTCCACTATCAAAAAATATTACTTAATGGTAGAAGCTTGTGGTTATAGGTTTGCAAGGAATAACCAGGGAAAATTAGTCTTCTCAGACCAAGATATAAATATGTTTAGGAAAATAATTCAGCTCAAGAATGGACCTAATATGAGTGTACAAAAAGCAGTAGAAAAAGTTGTATCAAGCATAACTTCTATAACTGTTTATAACAAAGATTCTGGTAGTTCGAAAAGTTATAACATTGATTCATTGTCAGATGATATAAACGAAATTAAAGAGTTCATAAAAATCCAGTCTGAAGTGAATAAGGCTCTTTTAGATGAACTGAAAGAGACAAAGGAATATATATCAAATAAGATAGAAGAACGAGATAAAGCTCTTATGCTTTCTTTGAAAGAGACAATGGAAGTTAAAAAGCTATTAGCTGGCAAGAAGAAGAAAAAGTGGTGGAATATATTCAAGAAAAGTCATAACAATCATGACTAATAGATATGACTGTTATGACTATTATAATTGCTATGATCAGAAGACTATGTTATCAACTGTAACTTCTTCTTCAACTTCGCCAGATTCATTTCTTTGGCAGTCTTCTAAAATTATCCTAGTTGTTTTTCTGCCGCCCCAATTATTCTCGCCAGGAATGCCTACAAAATCCATAGTAATATATTGATCGAAGTTGTTAACTAAACTTTCGAATAATCCAGGTGGGGCAGAGAACATTACAAATTCAATACCATTTTCAAAAAAGGTGATCATTGATCCTCTTTGCTTGATAAAGTCTTTTCTTACTTTAATTCCAGTAAAGGCAAAGAGAGGGTCGTGTACTTTACCACCAAATAAATGCTTGTTTTTATTTACTTCAATAATAGGTTGTTTCTCAACTTTACCTTTTATATGCAAGTCTACTCTATAGATATGTTCAGAAGGTTTTACTTCATGGAGTTTCTTTTTGAAATCTTCAAAATTTTCTTCAAAGATTGATATACCAAAAGCATTAGCATGTCCTTGTGCAAATTCTACTAATCCTGTTTCTTGACACCAATCTTTGAGAGAGGGGAGGACTTTTTCATAACCACGTCCAGAACCAATATATTTGCCATTTTTATCTTCATTATTTTTAATATAATGGACTAAGATAACAGGCTTTTGAAGCTTTCTTACAAGCTTATTAGCAACTAAACCAGTAACTGATCCTACATCAGAATTAGGTACAATTCCAATTGCAATTCCACCGGTTGAATCAAGAGTCTTTTCAATCTCAGCATTAACTTTTTTTACCAATGAACCTTGACGATTCTTAACTTTTTTACAAATATCATAAGCATGCTCATAAATATTTTGTTTGACTGTAATATTATCAAATTTTCCAGTTTTTTTATTTTTCTTTTTCTTTTGAACTATCCAAACTTCATCTGTACCTATTCCATTTAATGCTCGGAACAATAGCTCTTTTTCTTCCATTGTTCCAACTCGAACAACAGCATTTATCAATGGAATTATGGAGAACGATAGATCTTTTGGAGCCACAGTGTTAATATCATCAAAGCTTCCTTCAAGAACAAGTTTGATAAATGGATTATTGATATTCTTTATCCCTTTAAAAACTAAATTTCTTACTTCATTTTCACTAATATCTGAAGCATCTCCAATTTGTCCAATTGCAACTAAATCATAAAGATCCTCAGTATTATTTGTCTTTAGAAATGAGTCTATAGCTTGGCAGAATTTAAAAGCCATACCAGCACCGACAAGATTTTTGTTTGTCTCTTCATTATGAGATAACTGATTATTAATTAAAATTCCAAATCGAGGCTCTTTTTCTACTTCATGGTGGTCAATAATAACGACATCAATTCCCATATAATAAATCCTGGCAATTTCTTCATCATCATTGGAAGCAGCATCTGGAATTATTAATAAGTCAATATTTGAGTCAGCTATTTTTTCTAAAATCTCTTCAGTTAAACCATGGACTTTACTATCATGCAAAAAATAAGTTATTTTAGCATCTGGTTTTATTTTTTTTAAATATTGGTAAATTATTGAAGAAGATGAGAAGCCATCTGCATCAGAATCAACCAGTATTCCAATATGATTTTCAACCACTATATGAGATAAAGTAATTTCAGCTCCTTCCTTCATATTAGCCAACTTCATTGCATCCAAATCATCTTTATCGTTTGGATTTAGGAATAAATCAACATCTTCAATTCCTCTATTTCTAAGGATTGTCGAAATAATATCCCCATCATAATTTCCAATCTGCTCTATTTTCAATATTGTTTCCTCCTTGATTATTTCTCTCAATTTTTTTATATCTGCTTAAGAGAAAACGTAAATCAAACTACTATTCTTTGTTCAAATAGCTTAGAGAACACTTCTAAACCCTTATCGGTAGGGGAGTCTTTTAAATCTAATAAACCTTCAGTGTCCCAAATAACTGATGTTCTATAATAAGGAGCCAGTTTGTCAATAAAGACTCTCGTTATTTTTTGTGCATAAAATTTTTCTTCTTGAGAACCAACTTCTTCATACTCTTTATCAAGAGCAATTATAACCTCATCAATATTCAAAGTTTTTAAAATATCTAACTGATGAAAAGTCATATTACTTCCACTTAAGCAAGCCCCAATAGACATATTCGGAATCATAGTATCTAATTGTAGGACTGATTTTTCTGACTCAAATAGAATTATAGTCTTATACTTTTCTACATTTTCTTTTGTAATATTTAAACCATATAATGATTCACCAGTAGGATGTTTTAGAACTTTTTTCTTCCAACAAGCTGGCATATATTTTTTCCCATCTTCAACAAGTTCAGGATTAAGATTCCTTGCTCTCACTCCAATTAAATTTCCGTCAATATCAAAGTGGGGGATAATAATTTGATTATCCATAATAGAAAATTTAATACTAAACTTTTTCATAGAATTAATGCTTATCCCATCATCAATCCATGATTTATGATACAAATCCCAATAAGAGTCTAAAATTTTTTTATCTAATTTTTTTAAGTCAATCTTTTCTTTTTTCTTCTTAAATTTTTGAAAAAACGAGTTATCAATCCTATCACTTTCAAAAAATTCACTTTTATAAGAAATGCCAAACTTCATACATACATATTTAAAAGAGTCATAAAAATCTAAATCCATGACTCTACCTACCAATCCATAAATGTCCATAGACCCGCAATTTCCTGTAAAACACCTAAATAACTTTGAGTCACCAAAATATATAAGTTTATGTTTATGTCCATTATGACAAATTGTTTTGCAATGTATGTTATTTCCTTTTCTTTGAGGTTCGGCACCAAGGTCATTAAGAAAACTAATGAGATCATTATTGCTAAGAGTTTGTTTTATTTCATTAGCATCCACCCATGTCACCCCGTCCAGTTTTTGTTATTATATCTGAAACAATCTAAATGTAAAAGTCAGAGAAAATATCTCTGACTAAAAATCTAAATTGTAGATTGTCTCAATTTCTTGAACGGGCTCCTCAATATTTTCGTCGTAATCAATAATAGTCTGATTAATATCAGTAATTAAATTGTAGTCAGTATCTGTGGCAAATAAAGATTCTTCTCTCATTGTTCCTAAGTCCATATAGGTCCAAATAATGCAATTATTCCTTCCTGAACGATTTTTATAGATCCAATGAGAATAGTTAGGTTTCTTACAAAATCCTTTTTCTAAAATATGCTTTAAGTTATCATGGTCCTTTTGTGTTGCTCTGAAGGTCATTAATCCATAGTCAACCTTATCTGCTGTTGCAGATCCTCCACGAAGTGAAGTTGTATTACGATTTTCAGCTTCTTTGGCACTCCTGTTTAATTGAGTTGATGATTCAATAAACACATTATATTTATTGGCCAAATTTTTCAATGCAGCTGAAAATTGAACAAGAATCTGATCTTCACGTAGATTTAAACCAAAAGAATTAGCCATAGTTCTTGAAAGTTTTGGAGTCATTTGAATGTAGTCAAATGAAACATATTGAACGTTGTGTTCGATAATATGACGTTCAATAATCATTTCAATATCAGTAATTGAAAAATCATCTACATAAACACAATAGATTGGAGCTCGTTTTAATACTTCAATAGCTTTTTCAAGTCGTTCTCTTACTTTAGAAGAATATCTTCCATCTTTAATTACTTGTTCGTTTATGCCTGAAATGAAAGCAAGCATAATAGTTTGAACTTCTCTTTTTTCTAACTCAGTTGATATAAATAGAGAAGGATAAGATGGACCATTAGAAACGTATCTCCCTTTATCTAAGTCATAAATTTCATCACATGATACATTACACATATCAGCTAGAGCTTGACGAGTTTTACCAGCACCAGTTCCTGCAGATCTTAACATGAATTTAGTTCTTCTCATTCCTCGGAAAATTGAATTATAATATCCATTTTTAAATGGATAGCCAAACTCTGGTTCTTTATTCAAATCTTCAATCAATGTATCTAAGTCGTCTCCAGCTTTAAAGTCTTTAGATTCTTGACCAACATTAAATTCATCTCGGATCCTAAGAATTTTCATTGTGTAATGCTCAATAATGTTTTGAACTGTCATTTTATCTAGTTTTTTCATGCCTTTATCGTGGTTTGATAAATCAAGAGATTTGTAATCATAGATGTCAGAAACATCAATTCCACTTTCAACATAGTGTCTTAGTAAAGCAAATTTCTTTAGTCTCTCATAATTTGCTTTAAAAGTTTCTGGGTTCGCATGTTCAATAGAATCTTGGACATATTCCATTCCATTATGTCTTTCCCAAATCTTATAAAGTTTTGGATATGGAGCTAAATAGTTATCAATATCTATTTCATCTATTTTAGTAGTATCTCCACTTGAAAAGGCTAGGTTATGAATAGCTGAAAATATAATTTTATGAAATTCATGAGCAAAATCTTTCTCTGATAAATATATTTCAGGATCTCTAAGTTGCTGAGGATTTTTACAAAGATTACCAATAACAGAATAAACAGCTCTTAATGGATTCAATGTACTATTATTAAAATTAGTAGTTGAGACAGATTGAGTCATTTCAACAACTCCTCCATATTAATAAGTTTTTTCTCTCTATATTTATTTTCTAGCTTTAAAGGCTTTAACTTAATCCTAATAATTTTTTCCTCTCTAATTTTTGTTTGAGATCTCTTCTTATTAAGTTCTTTGTAATACTCAACCATTTCATCATGATAGTAGGGGATGAAAGCAATTCCAAATTTAAGTTCAGGTTTTATTTTTTTATTTAAAAAACAATAATCAATAGTAAGTCTAATATTTTTATACGAATAGTTATAAGGATCACTTCTGAAAGTCTTTATTTGCTTTAACATATGACCATTAGGAAATGATATATTAAACCATTTAGATATAGTTTGATTTAGCTTAATTCTTTCTTGATCTTCACGTTTTTTATCCTCATAGCAAGAAGGGCAATAATTTTTTCCACTGAAAACTTTCATTTCCTCTTTAGGATATTTCTGGTTACAAGTTCCATAACATTTATATAATCTTGGCATCTATTTCACCTCTTCTAATTTTTGTTATTATATCTGAACTGTTTAAAATGTAAAATAAAAAAGATGGGATAATACCCATCTTTTTGACTAATTAATCTTCTTTATTTTCACTGAAGAACAAAGTTTTAATCATTACAACAGCAAATACTAGGAGAAAGATTCCAAATAAATTTAAGTCATATCCAAAAGCCAAATTAATACCAATTTTGATCGCATAGCTTGGTACAAAAAGTGCTAAAAGAAATATTAATATAAATCCAATAATAGTAATTATCCAGGCAATAAATTCCATATTTTTCTCTCCTTTTTCTTAATTATTATTTATTTTATCCTGTTCTTTAAAAGAGTAAATTTAAAATAAAAAATAGAATTTTTGTTCTAATCACTCCATTTTTCGATAGTCTCTATTAAATTATCAATATCTTGATCGGAAAAATCATCTTCATTAAATCTCTGTTCAAATTTAAATGATCCAATTATTTTTGCACCACTGTCGGAACATATTTTTATGATACCATCTACAGCTCCACAAAATTTAGGATAAATAGAATTTCCACTACCAAATACAAAAACTTCTTTACCTTTTAGAAGATGATGATTATCGATCAAAAATTGTTTCATTTTCTTTGGAATCTTCCCATTACCCCAAGTAAATGAACCAAAAGCAATCTTATCATATTCTTCTATAGATTTAGAAAAATCCTCACAAATAACAACTTCTCTTGAACAATGTTTTTTGAAAAAATCAACAAATGTTTTTGTGTTTCCAGACATTGAATTAATTACTAAAAGTATAGGACTCATAGTTCATTCCTCTTTTATAATTATTTTCGTACTTATATTTAAATCTAATATAAGAGCACTGGCTTTCAAGCCAATGCCCATATATAATGTTTTTCCATTCTTCTCTTTGTTAATTTATATCACAATTTGAAATTCCTGAAAATTACAGTTCATCCCAACCATTAGAAACTTCAGTAGACTTTACATAATTAGTTTCTTTATCTTCAAAGAAATCCGTCTTAGTATTGTTCAAATTATCAGGATCAAATGCTGTAATCCATGGCATTGGATTCTTCTTAGCAGGGAATATTTTATCCAAACCTAAATTATCAAGGAGCAAGTTAGCTCGAAAACCAACATATTCTTTAATTTCCTCAATATCTACTTGAGGGTGGTTCTTATAAAGGTCTTCACAAAATTCTCTTTCCAACTTAACAAGTTCTTCATAAAAATTATAAATAAACTCTGAAAATTCTTCTGTATTTAGTTCTGGATATTGAGTCATAATATCTCGTACTAATATTGATTGGAAATATGCATGTTGTACTTCATCACGTTGGATGAATTGAATAATTGTTCCAGTACCAAACATTTTGTTTTCACGATTGAAATGATAGAAAGGAGTAAATCCATTTGTAAAACATAAACCTTCAAGAGCAGACATAGAAACTAATCCTTTGGCAAAAGACTCTATAGTTCTTTTTTCCAAAAAATCATCAAACAGATTCATCATAATCCTATTCCTTCGAACCATGAAAGGATTCTTTTTAGGTCGTTCAAATACCTCTTTTGCTTCTTCTTTCGGGACCAATGAAGCAAGTGTGTATGTGTATGATTCATTATGAATTGTTTCCATTGCTGCAATAAAGGCCATATTAGCTTTAATAGCTGAGTCTCGAATATAGTCTGATGCAATTTTATCAAAGTAAGTTGCAATAGAATCTAAAGAAGCTAAAACACCAATTCCATTACGGAACAATTCTTTGTCTTCTTCAGTCATAATTGTTGTCCAATGTTGTTTATCTTGAGCCATACTTACTTCATCTGGGATCCAGAATTGTTCTCTCATAGTTTTTATGATGTCATAATATACTTGATTATTAATATCATCCCAATATAAAATTCCACTAACATCATCAAACATACGTGGAGCTTTATTATCAAGATTTTCATTAAGTACTCTAATATTTTTTGTTAGTTTCATATTTTCAATCCTCCTATTAAATACTTCTAACATTATTATTTATATCTGACTTTTTGAAGATGTAAATTAAAAAAATAGAGAGTTTTATCTCTCTATTTTTTTCTTTATTATGAAGAACATGCTAAGCAAGAATCTTCATGCCTTTGATTCCAACTTCGAGTGTAGTATGAAGTTTTGACATCACTTTTCCAGTTTTCTAAATGGAGCTCGAGAAAATTCTTTGCTCTAATTCCTTGAGGAATATATAAATTATGAGAAATTGCTTGGTCAACGAATTTCTGTCTAACTTTATTATGTTTAATTGCCCACATATGAGCTAGTTGTTTTTCTCCTTCAAATTCCATTTTCATTGTTGGTTTATAATAGAACCATGTTTTTTGGTTAAGATTAGGGACTACAATTGGCAATTGAAAATCTTTTTTTCTTTCAAAGAAGATAACGTCAAATATTGGATCAATTCCTTGTGTTGAACCAGCAATAACCGATGTACCACCAGTTGGAGCAACAGCCCTCAAGTATCCATTCCTCATATGTTTCATAGCCAACTCTTTAACTTCTAGCCATTCTGGAGAATCTAATCCACGTCTTTCGAACCATTCACCAGTGTTCCATTCTGATCCTTCAAATACTGGGTATGAACCTTTTTCTTTTCCAAGTAAAGCAGAAGCTTTAATAGAATACATCATAATTTTTTCTTCAAGCTTGCCAATATATTCAACAGCTTTTTCACTATCCCACATAATTTTTTCTTGAGCTAATGTTGCAGCTATACCTTGTTCACCGGCACCAATTGCACGATATTTAAGATTTGTAAATTGCGCTTGTGGAACAGGAACCCTAAGAAGAGAAATAACATTATCCAATGCACGAATTTGAATATTAATCACTCGTTCAAGAACATCATCACGAACAATATTATTTAGAACTAATGACGACAAATTGCATGTTACAAGATCACCAATTTGCTTTGTAATAATTACTTCACCAGTTTCCCAATTAATTTTTTCTTGAGTTACTGTAGACGGACTCATATTTTGAGCAATTTCAGAACATAGATTTGAAGAATAAATAATCCCTTGATGTTTGTTTGGATTATTTCGGTTTACTGTATCACGATAGAACATATAAGGGATACCAGTTTCCAATTGGGCTTGCATGATTTTCTTCATTAATTCAATTGCTGGAATACGTTTTTTAGATAGTTCATTATTATCTACACACTGATAGTATCGATAAGTCCAAGCATGATCAGTAGAATTTGGTTTTTCTTTGTCCCCAAGTTTCTTTTTATCATAATAATCTTCAAGGCTAAATCCCATAGCTTTCTTTACTTCGTGAGGGTCAAATAAATACCAATCTCCACGTTTTTCAACCTGCCTCATAAATTCATCAGGAATACATAAGCCAGTGAATACATTATAAGCTCGAAGACTTTTGTCTCCTGTATTCAGTCTCAAATCAATAAAGTTTTCAATATCCTTGTGCCAAATATCAAGATAAACAGCAATTGCTCCTTTACGTTGTCCTAATTGATCAACAGAAACAGCTGTATTATCTAATTGTTTAATCCATCCAATAATTCCGGATGAAGCACCTTTAAAACCACGAATATCTGATCCTGAAGCTCTCAACTTACCAAAGTAAATTCCAATTCCAGCACCATTCTTAGAGAATGTAGCAATATCAGTATTATCATCATAAATTCCACGAAGACTGTCTTCAGTTGTCAATACAAAACAAGACGATAATCCACCTTTTACTCTACCAGCATTAGTTAATGTTGGTGTAGCAAGTGTTAGGTAAAGATTTGAGACTGCCCAATATAATTCAATTACTTTATCAATTCGATTTTCTTCCTCAACCATCATTAAATGTAAAGCAGCAATCATAAATCTTTCTTGAGGAAGTTCATAAATCGACTTATCATAATCTTTAACAAGGTATCTATTTACCAAAGAATGAAGACCAGAAAAATTAAATAGTTCATCCCTTTCTGGAACAATAGCTTCTCCAGCTTTTCTTAATTCTTCTCGACTGTAGTTCTTGAGCAAATCAGGAGTATATAAACCTTTTTCAGTAAGAGTAACAACTAATCCATAGAAATCTCCATACTTATCTTTTGAATCATATGAACGATTTTTAGAAGCTCTTTTATATAGTTCTTGAAGTTTAACATATCGAGCAAATTTATCCCAATCAGTATTTCCAAGATATTCTGGTGTTACATGTCCATTTTCGTCTTTAATATCATTAGTAAGAACTAGAGAATTTTGAATCATTAGCTTCGTAATTTCTTTAGCTTCAATTTCTTCTCTATTTTCAACAAGACGAATAATCTTCTCAATATATTTCTTTTTAGTTTCAGGATGGACTTTCAAACCTTTAAGTCCTCGTTCGATAAATGAGACTAATCTTTCTCTTTCAAATTCCATTCGTCTTTCACGATCTTTACCTTTGTCTTTAACAACAATCGTCATAAATTATATTCCTCCTAAGCAAGATGTATTTGGTTTAGAAAAGAGGACTATAAAAAGTCCTCTTATTAGCTTTTTTAGATTTAGATAACTATATTATTCGTCACCAATATTTAATGCTTCTTTCATTTTTTGGACAGCAACAAATAATGGTTGAACTTGATGCTTCTTAGCATCAGTTAATTTATTTCCAGCACCAAATACTTCATCAACAATTCTTTGTAATTCTTCCATACGACCAGCTTTATGGAATTGAACTCCAAGTTCTTTTGCTTCTTTCATTAATTCATCAAAGTCGAGCTTTTGTTCTTCCATACCAATTGATTCTTTCTCATCTTTACGTTGAGATGGATCAATTTTTTCAATAGCATCTCTAACAGCTTTCTTATAAGCTTCAGCATCTAATGGAATTACTGGAGCAATGTCAGTAAATGTTGAACCAGCTTGCCATTGTAATGTTTCACGAAGATGAATAACTCGGTGTTCTTTTCCTTCTTCGTCAGTTGTAACTGTCATAAATAAGATATTGTCTACCATCTTATTAATTGGTGCCATAACCTTATCTTTCAAATCTGGGACATACTTGACAAATTCATAATATTGTTCTCCAGTTTTCTTATCACTTTTTAAAGTCATAGTATCATTGACTTGTTCTTGCAATACTCCAGCTGCAGGAATTTTTGTTGTAACTTGAGTTGCGTGAGAAATAAATACTGGAGTATATCCAAGTTTTTCAATCATTTGAAGGTTATTTTTCCAATCATTTTTCAAGTCAACCCAATCTTTACCCCATTCAACTTGGCCAAATTCTGTTTTTCCATATTTAGCAAGAATGTAAGTCTCAAGCATACTATAAAGATTCTCAACTGTGTCAATAGCAATAACATCAAATCTCTCTTTAACTTTTTTATTTCGTAGCTGAGAAAGAACAGTCAAATATTCAACCCAAGAAGAAATATATTGGACGTTAGCACCAACTAATACTTTATGACGTTTTTCTGTTGCAACAAATAAAACTCGATCTCCGTAAAGTTTATGGACAAAAGTTGTCTTACCAATTTTAGGAGTTCCATAAATAAAAGCTGTATAAGAAGCCAAATCAGTAGAAGCTTTAACAGGTTCAAGATTTAAAAGGTCAATTGACATAAAATATTACCTCCGATTATTTAATTTTTTATTTAACATTTTATTTATATCTGTAATATTAAAGACGTAAATCGTTATTAACATTTTTTTGATAAATAATCTAATGAAATCTTAGTCTTTTTTTATTTTATAAATTTAATTCCCTACGAATATAAATCGGAATAGCCCCGAAAAGAAAGTATCCAGTGTAAATGTATAATGGAGATGTAAATATGTTTCCAACTGTCTTTTTACTGCGCCATTCTTTTTTTACAATCATCTTTTTTCACCTCAATATCCGTTTTCTTGCCGTTTATGGTTTTCCTCATTCTTTTCAAAATAGACTTGTTCAATTTGTTCCCAGGTAAAGCCTAGCATTTTGCCTAGAATATAAAATTCTTCAAATAAATTAATCCAATCGTCAGGATGTACTAGTTTATTAGCATTTTCGAAAACTAATAAAAATTGCTGAGTAATATCCGTTTCATCTGATGTTAATTCACCCCATTTAGTTTCCATTCCGTAAATTACTGGTATATTCAATTCCAACCCAATACTCAAAATGAAATTCAGGCAATCCACATATTCTTCAAGTAAAGTATTTTTATATCCGTAAACAATAGACCCATCATACCTTTTGAAAGGCCAAGGTTCTCCATCTTCAAAAACTTCACCATGGTTCATATAACCTTTACCGCAACAATACAGACAATCAATCGGTATTTCTGTTCTTGGTTTTTGATCATGACTCCAAAACTTAAATCTGCACCATTCTTTTGCACATTTTCCAAGTTTAACTTGTAGTGCCAAGATTAAATTTGGAAGTAAATCAACTCCCTGTAATCCTTTCTTTTCAACAATTCGTTTATCTAATTCAGCTTGTGATTTAAATAATTTTTGTAAGTTCATCAATTCTCTCTCCTTTGAAAAAGCCTGGTCTTTTTTTTATTTTAATTCACCCCTGTACTTCCAAATCCTTTGTTACTTCGATCTGTATCACTTAATTCGTCTACTTCTTCAAACTCCATTTTAGCAACCGGAGCAATAACACCTTGAGCAATTCTGTCTCCTTTGCGGATGATGTACGTTTCATTCGGATAGATTTCGCCGTCCGCCCGATAATCGTTCCCATCAATATGCGAGAGATACGACACAACATTTCCAAACGGATCCTCGGCAATATTATCGACGATCACGTCGATTTCGCCTCTGTATCCTGCATCGACGGTTCTCAGTTGCACGCGCAATTTCGTTTTTAACGTGATGCCTGAACGTGGTCGCACTTGCAATTCATATCCTGCTGGTATTTCAAATGCAAGTCCTGTTTTTACTAATGCCGTCTCGCCTGGCATAACAATGACATCTTCCACAGCAACAAGATCAAAGCTTGAATCGTCGGCATGTGCATATTTCGGAATTACTGCATCCGGATGCAATCGTTTAATTTTGATACTCATTCCTTCATTTCCCTCCCCAGCAATCTTTTTAATTTTAAATTTTCCATGGTCTCCGCCGACAATTTTTTACGCAGTATGGCATTTTCTTTCGTCATATATTGCAACCCGTCCAGTAATTCTTCAATAATCATCTGGTCCCAGTCATAAGCATCGTCTGGGCAGTCATCTAGCGTCTGCCCATATGTTTCATATCCTTTCCAAATACGATCATTTATATTTTTAGCAATCATAATCATTATTTTTTCCGCTATCTCTGTACTTATTGATCTTGTCATTTTCATTCTCCCTTCCGGCTCATTTGCAGATCATGATCGAACTATGCAGGGACCTCAATGATGTTTAGTTCCCAAGCGTCAATTACCTGTTTCATAAGTTCGTGTGTAAAATTAAACTCTCCATTCTCCGCAACTAATAAAGAACGGCCATTTCTTTCAAATATAGGGTATTTTTCTCCCTTATAAAAAATTCTACCTTCTGCATTAAAATCATCAGTTGGTACAACATAATAAAGTAATTTATCTTCCACTTTTATCTCCCTTTCTTAACGTATCCGTATTGTGCTACTCTTCGTCTAAATAGATAACCAAACCGTTTTGGTAACTTTCAAAATCTGTACTCGATAATCTTGTCATTTTCTCACTCCCCTATATTGGTTTTTGTGGATAAGCGCGTACTCTTGGCCGCTCACCGTAATTTTTGTCGGTAGACCTCGCTTTACTTTAAGCACCGTAACGACAGGCCGATATTTATCACCTTTTTTACCACCTTCATCCTTTTTGCAATCCAACATTTGTTAACCATCTTAACGCCGGCAAATCTTCTTCTTCCGTCAGGCGTGTATTCAAAATCCTTCCGCCATTCGCTCATATTCGTAATAGGTGAAATCAGTTCATATCCGCGTTTCTGCAAGTCCTCCACAGCTTGCTGTATTTCTTTTTTCGTAAGTCTGTGTAACGTTACCGGGTACATATTATTTTGCCCTCACTTTCGGTATTTCACTTCCGTCATTCGCTTGCAATCCATCCAGTGCTTTTATTTGAGTCTAAATACCTCCAGTAGATCCGGATTTTCGAAAATATTACCAATTATTTGATTTTGTTCATTTCTTCTTTATGTCTTTCTTCCATCAAATAATCAAGATACAGTTCGGCTCTTTTTCCTTCTTTATAACCTGTTCCTTCACAATCGGGACATGGATATGAAGTATCCATAATGTGGGATGCTCCATTACCCGTTCCATTACACCACTTACATTTTTCCAATGATACTCTCTCCATTATCACAATCCTCCTTCACAAAATTCTGCCGGATGTGGCACATTCAAATACTCAAGAGGTACTTCAAGTCTTAGAGCACGCCGGAGAGATATAATCTTACCAATATGAACATTGAAATAATCATCTGGGTGACATTTAGCAATACCTTTTCTTTCAACCATTCCAGTTGAAACGGATGCTAATAAAGTAGTTACAGTTCGTTCTTCTTTATCTACTACAAATGTCGCAAGTAATCCTTCCATTTTAATTGGATCATTCCGTGTCTCTTCTACTTCTCGTTTCGCTTTTTCGATTATCTCGTTACGAGTCAACTTACAATATTTTTTTGTCAATCTACGGATATGACTCTTATGGATCTCAATTTCCTCACGAATTTGTTTAGCGACTTCTTCTAAACTATCTTTCGCATTATATTCCGACACAAATCCGCCAACCATAAAAGATGATTTTGCAAGATCGATATATCCTAATGCTTTAGCTAAACGATCTACGACTTCTTTTTGTTCATCAATTATACTCATTTTATCAACCTCTTTTCGAGTTTCGAGTTTCGTTTTATAGATTAATAATTTTCGTTTTCATGCCAACAACTTACCATTTATCACTCTTACAAGTTAATCAACAAAATCATTAATAAGTACATTCTCCATTTCGTAATTCCTCCAAAATTTTATTTTTTAGAAGATCATAAGGAAAAATTTCATCCCTAGAGACATACCAAGTATTCTTTCCATCATTTGCTTGAAAATAATCACTATTTGAAGAAAACTTCACAATTGTGACAATGGAGCCAAGTTCAAATTGATGACCACAAATTTGTTGGTAAACAATTGCTTTATCACCAACTTTGTATTTATATTTCATTTATTTAACCTCCTAATTATTTATATCTGATAATTTTCAAACG